ATTCTAAGACTTTTTCTTTCATAGTCATTAGAGATACAAAGGCCCCGTCCAGTTGATGGGATATCCACCGTCAAGAATGTTACCCCTTGCAGCGTTTCTTGCGGGTGCTTTCCAACCAGCAGGTTTCAGAATGTCACCCAATTTGAACTTCTTATCGTTGTCAACACCAACGATAAATCCCCAAACCATCCGCTGAGAACCAAGTGTCTTAACAATCTTGATGTACTTCTTACCGTACTCAACAGAAATACCATCAGCAAAATTTGCCTTCATTTCATCATTGGACGATGTACTATTGTAGTCCTCAATCATGGCAGTCTTCATCTTGGACAAACCAGCAAGGATACTCTTGGATTTTTCGGTTACATAAACAGTCATTAGGCAACTCCATTGACTTCAAAGTTATAAATCGCAATGGCTTCATCCCACAACTTCATGGCATCACCATCATTCTCAAACCCCTCTTCAGAGGCGAAATCCATCGTAGAAGAACCCATCACCCTATCAGCAAGACCAACAGTGGCTAAAACATAAGCAATACCACTTGCAGTCTTCATCCAACCCTTGACGTTTCCTACACCGGCGAACATCTTAATTCCACCGTTTTCTGCACTGATAAAATCAATCTTGTTTTTCATAATCTCTCTCTTTCTCATCATTATGTCTTATAATACCATACTCAACAGGTTTTGTCAAGGAAAAAATGACTTATTCCTCACAAAAAGTGACGATTCCCATCAATTCCTTGACGAGATTCCGTCCATAATCAGTGAACAGGATACCTTTACCGTAGACCCAACCCTCAACAGACTGACTATGGTAGAAGGTTTCCCCATCAGTCATCCACCGTAGAGCAGTTTCCCGATTTCCAGCACCGTAACCGATAACGTCCTCAACTTCCTTCTCAAAGGCGACAAGGTCTTCTACTTCCCGTTCCTTTTCCTCGGCAATCGCTACGTCAATGGCATTTGCAATACGGTCTGCTTCCTTACGCAAGTCTTCCAGCGTCATAGCAGCGAAGTCGTAATGGCGTCCCTTGACACCATACGCATCTTTGTGTCCGTCATAGATGAAGATCTCAAGGTCCTCACGTTCTGCGACTTCCCTCTCCGTATCAACACCGTATTCGTTCATCACTGTCTCTCTCTCAATCATCATTATGTGTATATAATAACATACAGGTCAGAGTTTGTCAACAAAAAAGTGCATTTCTAAGCTATTGATTTTGCACGATTCTCTAAAAAAGTTCGATAATCTTGCCAACCATCATCTGTCTGGAACCCCCAAGTTCTCTGTCTGGCACCATGCCAGAACACTGTCCAACAGGGTTTATCGTCTTTAAGTTCCAACCAGTGTTGGTCGGTAGCGGTGCGAGTCCTCATCGTGCCAGGGCCTCTCCAAAAGGTTCCTTCTGGTGTATGTTCGTAGTATCCACCGCTGATGATAAATGTACCCCAATCCCAAGGATGGTCATGGAGAATCGGTTCATCTGACAATACGATCTTGTGAAGATACGCATTAAAGGGTATCCTCACGTTCCTCTCCATATGGTCAGATTTTTCTCTAAAAATGAGATGCCACCTATGCATGTATGGTGTTTGTCCATCACGATCATAAATGACACGTTTGCGAGATAGGGGCATTAGAATGGTTTCCCGAAATGACTTTCCAGTGCTCTCAATTTTTCTTCCGCTTCACACATTTTTGAAACTTCACTATCAATGGCACCAATCAAATCTGCATGTTCTCCAATTCCTACTGGATTAGTAGTGTATACTCCAATATTTGCTTTTGCACATGCAACTTCTGATTCATACCGTTTTTTCAGTGCGTTAATTAAACTAGTGCTCATATATAACTCCTATTCATATATTCGGTTATGTGTATTATTTACTTTAACAAATGTTGCACACTTTGTCAAGTCCTTTAGTCTTTTTGCACCCACATATGTACAGGCAGAGCGAATACCCCCTAGAATATCTAGCACAGTATACTTCACCTTACCACGATATGGTACGGTAACTGTCTTACCTTCCTCACCACGATATTCACGATTCGGATGTCCATGACGTTCCATAGCAGTATTAGATGCCATACCGTAGAACTTCATCCCTACAGGTTCTTCTACGTCATCGTCAAATACCAGTTCTCCATCACACTCATCATGACCTGCTAACATACCACCGATCATAACAAAATCTGCACCACCAGCAAACGCTTTGACAATATCACCTGACGATGTACAACCACCATCTGCAGCAATATGTCCACCGATACCGTGTGCTGCATCTGCACACTCAATAACTGCACTTAACTGTGGATACCCGATACCTGTCTTGATACGAGTAGTACAGACACTTCCTGGCCCTACTCCTACCTTGACAATATCTGCTCCTGCCATAATAAGTTCTGCCGTCATATCACCAGTAACCACGTTACCAGCAATAATGGTTGCATCAGGAAGTTCCTTTCGTACATAACTAACTGCATCTACAAAGTTCTTCGTATATCCATTTGCAACGTCTAACCCCACAAATGATACAGGAAACATTTTACCGATATGAACTAATTCAGTAAGTTCTTGTTTAGATATACCAGACATTACACAAGAATGTTCATATTGTTCATCCATAACATACTTTGACCAATCATTATAGTTTTTGTTATAATGACGAGCAATACAAGTAACCATCTTATGTCTACTCAATGCCCAATGCATTTCAAACGTACCTGTAGTATCCATATTACTAGCGATGATAGGTACGCCTGTCCATTCCTTTTGACTATGGTAGAAGGTATATGTTCTCTCCATTTCAACATCAAACCGTGAGGTAAGAGTTGATCGTTTGGGTCGAATTAGCACATCTGAATAGTCAAACTTAACATCATCTTCAATTAACATTTATACCCCCGAAGCAGAGCCAGGTGTTGCATGATACATTTCATGCTCCACTACCATAAAGTTGTCATCCCAATTAAACGCTTCACAAACTACGTTCTTGGAAAGTCCTTTATATTTTTGATGTAATTTCTTATCCTTTGCAGCAACTAGAAGATTTGCTTCTTGTTCCTGTAATCCCTCGAGCATCTGTACAAACATGGATTCACGTTTGTTCTGATGTAGAGTAGGATTACCCCCTTTGATGAAATGAAATAGTTTCCTTGCTTCACTAATCAACATGGTATGTTCAGTTCCTTCTGGAGCTTCATTTGCCATGAAAGGAACACTACCTTCTGGTAACATCCATTCAATCTTTGGATCAAATGACGCTTTAATAACCATGCGTAATGCATCGCTATTATATTGTTGCAAATGTGCAACCTTTTCTTTTTTGGTTTTCAGTTTAGATACCTTCTCTAAAATTTCTGAAAACAGTGGTTGATAATTATCTGGCATTAAAAGTCTCCTATAGATTCAGTGAGATTGTTTAATCTCTTTTGTATAAAATAATTTAGTAGTTTACTCCGATCACCTTCTGGTGCATTTTGGAATTCTTTAAGAATAAGTAAGAACAACTCCTTGGGTGATTTGTCTAAATCAATCAAAGTTTGATTACGTTGATAGTTTCTAATCGTTTCATCATTTGGTAGAACATCATGAATATCATTATCTACCCATGAACTAATCTTCTTCTTACTTAGGGGCTTTTGACGTAACCCGTCTACAAAGGTATTGTCTGGTGATAAAATGTTTGGTATACCATCACTTGCATCACCCTTTAGAATATGTTCCTTTAGGTATTGAACAGGGTCCTCACCATTAACAAACTTCTTGGTGATAGGACTAAACTGTGACACATTTTTATACTTCTGTAACTGAATGAAATCTTTATCACCCGATAAAATGAGTGTCTTACCGTTATCATACTCAAGTTCACCGCACAATACAGCGATAATATCATCTGCTTCTGCACCGTACACTTCTAGAAACTTGTAAGGGAAAATATCTTTGAGTTCATCTCTAATAGAATTTAGGACTTCAAATATAGCATCCCAATCCTTATTAGATTCTGTTCTGGTTTTCTTACGACTTGCTTTGTATTGAGGAAATACTTCTCTACGCCAATAATGCTTAGAATCATAACAAAGAACAAGTTCACCGAACTCTTCCTTGAATTTGGTTCTATACATTCGTAGAGAATTTAGAATCATATGACGAACCATACTACCGTCTGGTTTAGTCTTTTTCGTCATATTAAGATGCATCATCACATTTGCGAGTGCAATTTGGTTCATATCAACTAATATCATATTATGCTTTCATGTATGCGTTAAAGCTCATGCTCCTTCGTTCACCCTGTACGTTGAAGGGATAGACAAAGTGTTTTAGGTATGAAGGAAAAACTAGAAACTTTCCTATCTCTGGTTTGAATTTCACACCGTCACTTCTGAAGTCTTGTGCTTCACCGTACATAAATTCAATCAATCCATTTGAAGGATAATGATCTTCTTCATCTTTCTTATACTCACCTTCCATACCATCAGGAAGCTTAAGATAAATTACAGCAGAAAAATCTCCACTATGTTTATGCCAAGGATTATATTCCCCAGCGTATTGACTAACAATCCAACTCTGTGCTATATGTATATTGTCTATAGTAGGTGTCTTACTGGATATTTTATTCCAACCATAAGAACGATTGAATTCTATCATCTTATTTAGATATTCTAAACAACCCTTCTTCATAGTATCTGCAAGATATTTTTTAGTGTTCTTATCAGTGATAGGTATCTGTATTTCAGCAGAAACCTTACCAACCAACTTGTCAGAAAAATCCCATTGTGCTGATTTATTCTTATCAGTTAGAACATCATCACCCACTTCATTTACAATATCAATAAACCTTTGGGGCACATAAGTTTCTAGTATTGTAGGACTAAAAACTTCATGCCACTGGTTTGTCATCTTCTCCAATATTCAATTTCTCCATAGCTTTATTTAATTTTTCCATACTGAATTGTGTAGTAACCGCACCGTCTGGATTTTCAAGTGATTTCTCTTCCACTGAAACTGATGAGATCATCCTTATAATTTTAGACATTGGGTGTGGTAATCCCATTTCACGATAAAGAGTTGATTTCAAAGACTCAATTACAAAAGCAATATCCTGTAAGAAATCCTTTTCACTAATATCAACTCCATTTTCACCTAGAGTAAATATCATTTGAACCATAACACTTTCAGATAACTCTTCAATAAATGCAATATCTTGCTGAAGAGCAACCATATCATGATCGGGAACCTTTACCCTATTAGACTTCCAAGGGCCCTTAATGATATTATTTGGTACTTTTGCGTCTGCGTTTTCTTCCGACATTTTTCTTCGCTCTTTCTGCTACCTGTGGATTATCTTCATTATACATTTCTTGAGTGTATACCTGTCCCAATAGGGGATAGTATGTACCTACATCAAACTTTGGTTCACCCTTCTTAGGTCCATACCAGTAATATGCTTGGGCGACACAACGTCTGGTAATTTTCTTTTCCTGATACTCTCCATAAAAGTTATCAGTCCAATCACCATCACGCAAATATCTATTACAAGACCGAATATATGCTTCATGATTTGCTGCACGAGCAATTGCACCCTTTACATTCTGACGAGCAGATGCTTTTTCAGTTCTCAACAGATCTTTCTGTGTCTTAATCCAAGCCTTAACTTTTTTAGGATGTAATTGGTGTTCATCTGGTAAATCACGAATACTCTCATGTATACCTGACATACCATAATCAGGGTTTGCTGCGGCACGCTTTTCCCTTGCCTTTGCGAGTCGTTCTGCAGCTGCAGCACGTTGCTCTTCTGACATGGGTTTACGTTTCTTACGTTTCTTCGGTGCCTGCCAAGAAGAGTTATCCGTTTCCACAGTAGGTTTACGTTTAGCCATCTTACTATTTATCCTTATGGGTAGTAGGTTTTCAAGATATATGCAATCATCCCGTTAGCGAAAATTGCAAGTGCGACTGCATTAATAACAATTAGTGCTCGATCATTCCAAACTATTGCGACAATTAACCAACCACCGATACCAACAAAATGCAAAAATAAGTTATATGGGTAAATATTATTAGCAGTGAAAATCATAGCGACAATCAGAATAATAGATGAAACCCATTTCACCCACCAAGAAAACGGGTGATTTGATTTTGTTGGGGTGAGGGTTTTTGTCAGATTTTCATGTTCCTTAGTAACCGAGCTCTGCTTTTCTTTTTGCAAGGTCTCGTTGTTGCCTTCGTTTTGCAGCATTCCGTTCCCGCCTTCGTCTTTCACCTCTAGATTCATAAAATTCTCTTCTCCTAAGTTCTTGGAAAACATTATCTGCTTGCAATTTCTTTTTTAATACTCTCAATGCCTGATCGACATTGTTGTTTCTTACTTCAATTCTCATATTGTCCTCAGTTTATACGAATGGTCATAAAATGTCAAGAACCTTTTTTAACCAAGTCCTTAATTTTTATTAATTCTTTCTCTCCAGCCACATCAGTCTTGACAGCAACATATCCGTCCCTCTCAAGATTATCAAGCATAGAGGTTACAATTTCATCTAAGATTGACCTCTTAGAAAAATACCTACCCACATAATAAGCAGCCATAAGCATTACCACTGCTATAAGGGTATGTGTAGTTGCGTCCATAAACGCACTCCTTCTTCAGTTACTATTAGATCATACACTACGGGTCATAATTTGTCAAGTATTATTTTATACTGAAAATATAATGATTAGTGTCAAAAATGCACCAACACCTATACCAAGACAAAAGCTACGAAGCAGGTCGCTATCCATCCAGATAGCTTGATTTTTGAAATATGCATCAGATGCCGCATGTCCTGTTTTTGGTGTGTAATAATTTCTACTCATTTCTCATCTTTCGGTTTATAAATGGTAACTAATTCCTCCTTACCTTTCACCTTGATTTTATCAATCTCTTCCCCTCTTAGTTCTTCGGGGAGTTGATCTTGCGTATATGACGAATATAAGGTATTCACAATACCACCATCATCTGTTTTATAGTTACGAGTTTGTGCTTCAAGTCTTGCAGCAAGGTTTACTGCATCACCTATTACTGAATAATCAAATCTGGAATCACTTCCCATGTTACCTACGATACATGTTCCAGTATTTACTCCACTTCCTATATTTATCTCTGGAAGTCCTTTATCCTTAAATGATTGTTTTAAAGCCTCTGTTTCTACTGCACATTCAACAGAAGTTCGCACTGCCATCTCTGCATGATTTTCACAGTCCAATGGAGCGTTCCAAAATGCCATGATACAATCACCCATGTATTTATCTACCGTACCACCGTTCTTTAAAACTATTTTAGTCATACGATTAAGATAATCGTTGATACAGTCTACTAGCCCCTCTGGATCGTCATTGTTCTTATAATACTCTGATATAGGTGTAAATCCTACGATATCCATGAACAGGAAACTCATCTCTCTACGTTCACCACCCAACTGTAATAGTTCTGGATTCTTCTGTAATCTCTTGACCATCTCTGGTGCCAGATAGTGTTCAAACTGTTTCTTGATTTGTTGACGCAACTTGAAC